CGATTAAAGTATGCTACTGCGTTTCCGACAGTTGTGTTTTCGTGCGTCACGACGAAGTGGAAAAAGTTGCTAGCCGAATCGTTAAAATACGCCCCTTTAGTTGTCGCCCCGGCTGTGCTACCAAACTTGCCGATTCCGAGAACATTATTGGCTGCATCAAGACCGATCATATTAGAGTTGCCAACGCTCTCGACGCGGAAGTCGACGTCCTCTCCATCGGTGTTAATCGTTAAGAAGCCTTGCCGCCACGAAAGCTGGGTTTGTAGATCGGTAGCTTCCGCCCCTGCCGTGCCAGCGGTGTCGGTAGCAACCAACGCACCTGCGTTCCAAGGAGAGCCGACCAGAACACCCGCCCCACCGATAGAACCGTGGCTGTTCACATAGCTTGTTCTTGTGGTTGAGCCATCGTGCCAACGAAACAGGTTCTGCGCCAACATCCCAGAGCCGTCTTGTGCGCCTGAGAAACTAGCCCATTGTGTGGCGTTATACTCTGCCTTTGTATTACCGACTGCTGTTGTTTGCGTGTATGTGTTTAATGTAGTTGTGTTAATCCCAATTTGATTGCCAGAAGCGTCAACAAAGAACATGTGAGTGTTGCTGTCGCTCTCGACGCGGAAGTCAACGGAGGCATTGCTTACTTCGTTCACTACCGGTCCGGAGGCTGTGGTCCGAAAACTCTCAGTAGAGCTGTGACGCCACCGCATCACATCAGAGGCCCCAAGGTCTACTGAAGCAATAGAGCTTGCGTAACCAAATACATAAGAGCCCGCGTCATTTTGCAAACGAAGAATGTCGGAAGCAATTCCAGACTTAATTACAGAAATGGCCTCCGCATCAACCGTGAGAACGCCTGTAGTATTTAATGTCGTAAAGGCACCGGAAGACGCAGTCGAAGCACCAATCGTGGTATCGTCAATCGCACCGCCGCCAATATTAACCGAGTTTGAGATAAACGAGTTGATAGTAAACGCGCCTGTGCTGTCCGCAATTGAACCCGCCGCCGTGCCGTCGTTGGCTTTGATGTTGGTAATCTCAAGGTTCGTCGCATTGACGCCGTCGTCTTTAAGCAAGACGCTGTCAATGGTCACACCGCTTCCCGCAGTGGTTTCGTTGATCGTATTTGCAGTAAGCGCCTGACCGCTATCGATAATCAGATTGTTCGCGCCAGACGTATTGCCGTTTGCCAAAACTTCGGCCAGCGTATCCACCGTAGCTACTTGGTCATCAACATACGTTTTAATAGAAAGCGATGTCGCCAACGTCGTGGCAGACGCATCGGACATGTTAGTAGTCGTGTTGATGCCAGTTACCGTCGCGCCTGTAGCAAGGCTTAGATTGGTATTGGCCGTCAAATTCGTGAACGTGCCCGCCTTCGGTGTAGTACCGCCAATGACCGCTTCGACCGTACCATCATTAATGTCTGCGGTTCCTGCGGTGAGGTCGTCCGTGGTAAGCGTGGGTGTGGTGATTTCTGTCGCGCGGAGCTTGGTAAAAATGTCAGTAGTGGTCGCAGTGGCTCCGCCTCCACTAAATTTGACTACCATGTCGACACCCGCCGGAACCTCAAGGTCGCGGCCAGCATCGTATGTGCCTTGGAAAAGAATTACCGAGCGGCTACCAGACAAGCTGTTGCGGATGAAAACAATCTTTTCCGCATCATTCGGCGTAAGCTGAACATAAGCCGTCGCGCCCAAATCGCCACCGTCAACAAATTCAATCCATTTGTTGCGGCCATCCGAGGTCGCGCCGTCGCTAATCGCCAGCGTATTCGGAGAACCCGAAGTGCCCGCCGAAGCAAGTGTCAGGGAAAGACATCCGTTGATCGCCTGATCCAGAAGGTCAAAGTTAATGTTTGTGGTATCACCCCAAGTACCCGACTGTTCACCGGTAGCCGGTTTCTCGATACCGAGGTTAACTGTATAGGTGCTTGGCATCTCTCAATTCCTCTACGCTGCTATTGGTGTCCAATTAGCATTCTGTGCTGGCGACTCCTCAGACCACGTTGGACTTTGACTTGGTGTTTCCTCACTATAACCCGGATTTTGATTTGGAACAATCCGGCCATATACAAGTACCGTACCAGTCTCAGTTGTCGCACTCACTCCTGTTACATTCACGATAGCGCCCGCATCTACGGTAACACTACCAACTGTTGCTGTCGCCGATACGCCGTCGACGTTAATGTTTTGATCGGTTTGAGTTGAGACAGACCCAACCCCACCTGTTGCCTCAAGACCAACAACGGGAACATTGGCTTCCGCATCTACCGCCGCTTGGCCGACTTGACCAGTAGCCGACACGCCCGTGACAGCTACATCCGCAGCGGCAATAACGGTAACAGACCCAACAGAACCCGTGGCCGCAATGCCCGTAACCGGAACATTGGCCTCGGCATCGACACTAACAGTGCCTACCTCGCCAGTTCCAGCAACTCCCGTAACGTTAACGTTTGCATCTGCGGTAACTGAAACAGAGCCAACAGCTCCTGTCGCAGCCAGTCCGGTTGGATAGACGTTTGCGTCAGCCGTAACACTGACGGAACCGACTTGGCCAGTACCGGAAACCCCGGTCACGTCTACATTGGCCTCGCCGATGACGCCGACAGAGCCAACCTGACCCGTGCCAGCAACCCCGGTGACAGATACGTTGGCTTCGGCAACTACCGTTACACTGCCAACATTACCCGTCGCTGCTATCCCAGTAACCGGTGCGTTTGCTTCCGCAACAACGGTTACCGAGCCAACAGAGCCCGTGAGTAGCGGGAAACCGCTCTGGGACCACGGGCCTTCGCCCCAACCAGAGCGGCCCCAGCCGCCGATTGGAACGACAACATCAGTCATTACGCTATCCGAATAATCGCATTACTTGCGTCTGCGGTTGGAAACACAATGGTGAAGTCGCCAGCGGTGGACGTCTTGTCCCCGCCAAAATCCAAAACAACTACCGCCGGATTAGATACCGAAAGCGAATCTGTGTTTGGAGTTGTGTTATAAATCAACGCGCCGCGAGCAGTAATGGTTGCAGTCGTGAAAGTCTCGTCTGCAAAATCAGTGAAAGCCGTCGTACCAGAAGTCGTCGGGTTTACGTTAGTTAAAGCCTGACCGCCCGCCGAATAGCCGGTGCCACTGGTTTCGTTCGTTGCCGAATACGCAGTCGTCGACGCATCTAGCGTCGCGGCACTCGTATAAAGCGCGATGTTAAAAGTGTCGCCCGTCGAGGCATCAAAGTCGTGTACACCATAAAGAAGCTCGTTCTTAAAGGATGTACACATGTAGTTTCCTGAGAAAGCCATGTCACAGTCTCCTTATCAGTTCAGCAAGCTCCTTGTGGCCTGCGTCGGTTAGCGCGTTGTACACAGTGGTTCTATCACTTTTTATCGCTTCGCGCATGTAAATTTCTAAAAGCTTTACAATTTGCTTGCGAAAGGCATGTGCCTGTGCCCGAATAGCAGGGTTCGCGTCATCACTAATAGAAATAATCTTATTAGCCGCACGTTCAGCGATTTCCTCTGGAGTAAACCCGCGACCGCTGGTGGTGTGTACCTCCACCGTAAAACCGGGGTCAATATTCATATCTAATGCTGGAAAACTCATTGTTTCGGCCTCACAACCATACCAGTACGATATTCATCGGTGACTTCTTTGCTCTCGCCGAACATTTTCAGACCGGTAATCGCTTCAGCAAACCGTTTTTCGTACTGTTGCATTATATCAGGCTCGCCCTTCATGAAGATGTAAGCTTCGATCAAGCTGCCGTACAAAAGAGCCAACTGAGCGTTTTCACTCAGCCATGTCGTGCCGCTGCCGCCAGACTGCGTCAAACTCAGCGGACGATAGAAGTAATGAAGCTCCACATCGTAGCTGGCGTCCGGTGTCGGGCCCAAAATGAAGTTATTGATGTCAAAAACAGCGTAATAACGTGGATTCCCCGTCGTAGCCGCGTTTGGATTGAAAGATTGCACGAAATCTGGGTCTTTAAAGTCCAAAAACACCTGATTTGAGCTGGCATCTGTGAAAGAAAGCGAAAACGGAGCCAAAAAGTCGCTTGGACAAGCCAAATACTTGTTCGAAGCCGACATTGCGCCGCTAACGTTCTTGCGGAACAGGCTTAATTGGACGTTTTTGAGGATACGCTCCTCTGCCTGCACAATAAACACAGGAATATTGGCCACAAACGAGCTTTCGTCGTACTGTGTGTAGTCTTGAATGGCCTGCGTTAGCTGATCGTATGTAAAGCTCATGTCACCACCGTCACTTGGCCCACCTTACCGAACCCTTGGGCCGGTTTCAGAGTTGGGGCTTCGACCAGAGGCACACCGACAAACACGTCTAGCGGCTCAACACGGTCAGGTCTTGCGTTTTCAAGGGCTTCTGGGTCCACAACCTTGCGGAACGGCCCCAATTGCGGATGTTTTGGCTCATATTCGTCCGGACCCACAAGCAATCCGTTCCATTCCCGCTTCATCACGCGGTATGGATAACGGAACCCGGAACGATCCGAGATAGCCCATGAGTTTTTTCCGGAAGCAAACTTAGCCATTTACCCCGCCCTATAATATTCGTACTTCGGAACGACGTTGAAGGACGACCGGTCACGGTCTTCCGTCGCTGCGCGTTCAAACTCCTCTTCATACACGGCTTTTAGCATCTGAACACGGTTCGGTGCCCGCTTCAAAGCAATGTAATAGGCCAGACCCGCTGCTAAACAGGGGTAAAACCGAAACGGCATGTCCATTGTATCGGTGTAAATGTCCGCATCGTCCATGCGGGTAAGCGCATCATAAACGATTACGTCCGTCGTGTTCTCTGGAACAGGCCAAATCTTCAAATTTGGCGTTACTTGGCGGTCCAAGAAAAACTGATTCGGACGACCCTGCGTAGTTTTGTTCGGAATGGTAAGGTAATCGTCCCGGCTCAAACGCTCCAACGAGTAGTCTGTGCCATCGCGACGACAAATCACCGACAAAACGTCGATCACATCGTTTCCGAGGTCGTATTCACCGTCTCCAACAGCCAGCGTGACCGTGCGCTGCTTAATCGTCCACTGGTTCAAGCCGCGGTTAGCCCAATCCGCCAGCAACAGGTTGAGCGAACGCTTGGCAGTTTTGAGGTCGTAACCAGTACGAACCTCAAGACCACACCGCTCGAAGGCTTCTTCGACGTATTCGGCTACGTCTAGCTCAAAATCTTTGCTACCGGATGTCGTCATGACTTCTTAGTCCCCCGCTTCTTGGCAGTTTTAGCGGATTTCTTGAACGCTTTTGCAGTTGGCGCACCTTTGCTGCCGGGCTTGCGCATCTTTTCGCCAGACCCCGCTGCAATGCGTTTGCGCTTTGCATGAATATTTGCGTACAAGCCCCGTTTTGCCATTACGCGTTCCTTACCGCACAGCCTTTTTTGCTGCCGCGCTTGCTAGAAGTTCGAACGGCACCGCCGCTCTTCATCTTCTTGACCATTCCGCCGCCGCGCATTTTCTTAACCATGCCGCCGCCGCGCATCTTTTTAGGTTTCATTGCCATCTTTCAGTCTCCTATACAGACGCTCCCGCTTTTCAAAGATTTCACGGGCGTTATACTGGCCATTATATGTATCATAATAGCCTTTTTTGTCGAGCTTGTCTGCCGCTTCCTGCAACTTAGACAATCTCTGTACAAAAATCATTGCGTATTCAGCATCAATTTGAGGTTCAAAGCCATGTTCGACGTCTTTTACGAAATCGCTTTCCTCGTCATCCGGATGAAAACCCATTACCCAAATATCACGATCAATAAACATGCCGTCAGCAATGACGTCGTTCATCTCGTCTAAATAGGTGTGAAAGATTTCGGGGTCTTCGTCGTATTTAAAATCGACAATAATTGCGACATCGAAGTTGTCGTCGAACTGAGAAACTGTCGTGTACAACGACTGCTTGTTAGCTTCGTACTTATACAATACCGCTACGCGGCCATCGGCCCAAGCTTGACGTGCGTATGGACAGGGCGGGAGGTTGTTAAAGTAAGGGCTTGCTTTTTCTAAGACCGTGGAAGACCAGTCTACCAACTCGTGATAAACGGCTTTTTCTACTTCAAGAGATGGTTTTAAAAAAGCAAGACCCATTAAACTCCCCAGAACTTATGCACTACAGGAGCAACAAGAATTAAAATGGCCAGCCCCCAAATTTTAATGTCCAAGCTTTTCAACGTAGACTTCTGGTCGGCCAACTTTTCCTCAATGTTCTGGTAGCGCAGATTGCACTCAGCTTCATGCTTTTCCAGTTTGGCTAAGACGTCTTCTACTCGCATATCGTCCTCACCAAGCTTTACATGACCAGTAACGGGCGCTGAACTTGTCTTTTGCTGTCCCGCACGAATGACGCGCTCTAAAGTTTTTTCGACGTCCCGGTTGATCTTTTTTAATTGCCATGTCCGGATCGCCGAAACGAACCAACTTAACTTCACTGCCCTTTTTTGCCAGAACAGCACTTTTCTTTGATTTACCGGGTGTCCGCTTTGGTTTGTTATATCCTGCAAAGGTCTCTCCCCGGTACTTTATTCTGCCGGAGGGCAGTTTCTTAACGTCTTTCGTTGTAGCCATTATGAAATGCCCCCAGTCACATCATTTATGCGTAAAATCCTGTAATGCTGGTAAAGCCCGGACCGGTTTGCGTGTAAGCCACGTACCCACCGTTTTCGAACATGATACCGTTATCACGCATTTCCACATCGCTAATTACAGTCGCGTCAGCAACCGTTCCCAACGTAACGTTTGCAGTGCCTGTCGCACTTCCATCACGCACAGAAACGGAACCCGCCGTGCCAGAATTTACAATGTAAAGACCACGTAGGCGCATACGACCTGCAAAGATAACTTCCAAAGCATCTGCGGACATTCCAACCGTGATTGCTCCATCGGTATCGTCATCAACCGTGACTTGGGTCACCGTCTTGAAATACGCAGTGGTAGTTACCGCCGCAGTATCTGGTCCAGCAATGCTTTCTGTTTGAGCGTCACCATGGACGTCTGTGCCAACAACAGTGAAAGTCCGCCCGTCGTCCGTACCCGCAGAAGTAATGGTTACTTTGCGAGCTGCGGTAAACGTTGCCACCCCGCCAGAAGCGTTTGCGCCGTTAATCGTCAAGTTTTGCTCGCCACCGCTTGCAGGAGTTTGAGATTGGCAGATGCTATCTGCATCCGCCGCGTCGCCATCGGCAGCAAAGTATTTGGATTTAATGTCAGAATTAGCCATTATTTGCTCTCCGCTTTCTTCGTTGTTTTCTTAGCAACTTTTTTGGGAGCGGCTTTTTTAACAGGTTTTTCTTCCCACGCCTCATTAACGTCAGGCGTCGAAGGATCATCAGCCTTCAACGTGCCGTCGTC